CTCCCAGTGCTGGTCAATAAGGATCTGCTTGTTACCAGAAGTATCAGCGACCAGTGTTACCTGAGTCTCTTTTACCTTGGCGGCGGCTTCACCACGAACAGGCATGGGGACATTGATAGTGTCACCCTTCTTGCCGGTCATCTTCATTGACTTAACCAGTGGCTTCATTACCAGAGACTTTTCGTACTCTGCAATGATCTCATCACTCCACAGTTTCGGAATGAAAGTTGCATGGTTAGTGTTGTTTACGGACGCACCTGACGCCCACGCTTCATCTAAAGCCATTTTTGGCCTCCTTTAAGGTTCAATCTCGCACTCTCCCTTCCGCATAAGCCCGCATGATCTCGTCTTGCAGGTCTTCATAACGGTTGGGGTCTGAGCGCATTAGTTGTCGAATGTCGGCACGGCGGTAAACCCGCTTTGACGATGCCGCGTCTGCATTACCGCGAGGACCACTAACACTAGCGGCTCTCACAGCTTTCTTTTGAGCAGTCTTCTCTGCCGCCTTAGCGGTGGCTACGGTCTTATTCAACTGTTTCCAAGTCGATATAAGATCATCAGCCTCATCAACATCACCACTTTGATCTGCATACTGGTATCGGCGTAGTCGAGCAGGGTTGGACTTTATCCAGTTTCCAAACTCTTCATTAGCCATTACCTCATTTAGATCAGGGTGGCGCTGTTGCAGAGTAGCCAAGCCCTGTGCATAGGCCAGTTTCTGGGCCATATCTTGGGCTTGCTTCAGGGCAGGGTGATTGCTGATCCTAGAATCTACTGCTTTCTGTGGATCTACAAAGAAATCTGCCTCCTCTACTGGCTCGGGTTCCGGTTCTGCTGGAACAGACTGAGCTTTTGCCATAGATTCAAAGGTCTGACGCAAATTACCTAGCTCGTTTCCTTGCTGGCCTATTGTTCGATCCTGCTCACGCACCATCTGCAATAGTTCTTCATGCGACTTGCCACTAAATCTATCTGGGTTGTCTTCAACAGGCTCAGGTTCGCTAGCTTGAGGTTCCTCAGCAGGCTCAAACGCCTCCTGTGGGTTCTCCTCATCAATAGTAGTAAGCTCTTCACCTTCCTGAAGTTCCATTTCAGCTACTTGCTCTTCGTCAATCAGTGTTGCCATGCTTATCTCCGTTCCCTAAAGGGGTTGTCGGATAGTTGAACAGGGGGTTTTCCCGTAGGTTCCCCTGCTTTTGCCCCCGGATGAGGCAAATTCATTGGTAAACATCAGGTAGATCTTCCTCTTCCGCGATGTTTTTAATGTACGCCTCATAGTTAAGAAGCATACGAATAACAGCGGCCCTGCCCTTAGTGAAGTGCAGTTCCTCAATAGTGTTGCAAGAGTCAAGAGTGCAGAGATCAAGCTGATCCTCAAGCTCTTCAATTAAATTCCTCCAGCCTTCCATGTTAAACAGGTCACGGGCGGCTTCTTCTTCGCGCTCGGTAATCATGCAACCTTAACCTTTGGCTTGGGTCCGGGCTTCTTACGCTCTTCAATGTGCTTTAAGCGAGCCTCAAGGTCAGCAATGTTCCTGTTCAGTTTTGCAATTTGCATTGAATGCTCTTGAAGATACTGAGTAGTGTTAGCTACCAGCTCATCAAACTGCTGCTTTGAAATCATTGACATTACTCGTCATCCTCGCACGCATGAACTTCAACGGTTTTGCCGACATAGTGTGTCAGGTCACCATCTGAGGCGACGATCTGGTAATAAGGGTCACCGCCTACTGTAGACTCCTGATATATCAAGTGCTTGTTACCATCAATGGAAATCCAGCCCTTTGAGGAATCTAGTCCCTTCAAGAAATTGCACAGCCGAACCTCGCTAAAGCCCTGACTGCCAGCCTGCGTCCCATAGGGAAAATATTCAATAATAATCTGCTCATTAGGGTTGTCGTAATCCTTGTACCGTGTCGCAAGAGCATCAAAGCGCGGACAGACATCTGCGTCATAGATAGAATTTACGACCCAGCGCTTCTTGGCTTTTTGGTACTGATAGCGGACGCCGTTAGCCAGCGTTACCGTGTCGCCGTCTCTAGCGTCTTTGTAGAATGCGTAACTCATGGCAACACCTCGCCCATATCAATTGCATCAGGCGGCACAGGCGCTTCTTCTGGATCAATCCCAAACGTAGCACCCATCCCACCTGTATGTACCTCTTCGGGAAAGTTCACCAGAGGAAACGGGGACGGTAGGTTAAGGTTGTACCAGTGCTGGTCCTTTAAGCGATACGTCTCAGGGTATGCAAGCTTGTAATAGTTTCCCTGCAGGGCGTTGTGCCATCTCTTAGTACCGTTGCTGTCATATGCCTGTTGAATAAACCACCACTTCAAGCCCTTAAAGCCAATGGCGCACGCGCCCTGCCAATCGCTAATCGTGCAATAAGTCTCTCCGATCTGGTGTGTGTAATTAGTGTTAATCGCTGGAGCCCACCACCTGCCATTCAGGTAGGGATATATATAAATTTCAATCTGATCCTTGTCGCCATTCACAAAATTGACAGTGAACTCGCGGGCTTTAAGCTCAGACCTGTCTTTGCCCTCGCAGTATTTCCATAGCTGAGTAGATATGCCATTGGTATTTCGTTGATCCACGTATTTCTTTGTTGCGGCGTGTGCGTTGGAGGTTGGATCACCAAGGCCGGTAATCCTTTTGCCGCTCATGGCAATGTCGCCCGTCACAGTGCCGCCGGTCTTATCCAGCTTTAAATCGTCTTGGGCGTCAACATAGTCAATGCTGGCGCTACCTTTATTCTGTGGGTAAACGTAAGTCTCTAGCTCTTGGTCGGCCTCAAACGTATGAGTGCCGCTAAGGTATGAAACCACAAGGGCTTGAGAATCACCGCTAACCACCTGATAACGTGCAACGCCACCGTCAGGCCAATCAAACTCAATAATGTCATCTTCGTGACAAGGCTTTGTGGGGCTATCATCTAGGTCAAGAATCGCAAGGCTGATGTTGACCACTTGGCTGGCATCAGGGCTACTGACGTACAGCTCGCCCGCCCTAGACGCGACATTAAACTCAGTACCCATTACCTTGTAGCGCGCTACCGATCCTTTGGATACCTCAAGCTCGCCAACCTTAAGCATGATGTCGGCCTGAACTTGAAGGCTCTCGTTAATCTGGGCAATGATGGCCTGCTGTGTAGCCTCGCCTGCAGATACCCTACCCTCTAGCGTTGTAGGGGGCGCAACGGGTAGCCATGCGTCTGAGTCCTCATGCCAGATAAACAGTTGCATGACATCTTCAGAGTTATCAAACCAAAACATTCCGTTTTCAGGATCAGCGGGGGCTTCATCTGATATAGCTACACCGCCTGCCTTGAGGTCCAGCTCTTGGATTTTTTCCCACATAAAACGGTTTACTTTGAGCTGGGTATTTAGCTCATCAAGCTCTTCGGGCGTAGGGGCAAACCGACCATTGATGTCACGGAACATAATCATTCCGTTAGTCTCAATCAGGTCAGTAGTGGCTGGAGCCCACTCACCCTGATTAGTGCCATCAGGCTCTCTGTATAACAGCCACTTGCCGCCATGAGTGTTAGACGGGCGCTTTACATAATTAGATAGGTCAATAACACCAGAGCCGCCGCCACCACCAGACTTGTAGTGGACTTCCCTAGCAAGAGAGCCATCCTCTTGAATGAGGGGCATCTCAATGGTGTAGCTATTGCCATCAGTCAGATAGACAACAATAGCGTTATCAATATCCTGCTCAACCCTAGCAATACCAACGCCGTCAGAGCCATCATCACCCTTAGCGCCCTTGTCACCTTTCTTACCCTGATTGCCTTTAGTACCGGCTGGGCCTTGCTTGCCGTCATTACCGCGTGGGCCTGCCGGACCTTGAGGGCCAGTCTCACCCATCGGGCCTTGAGCGCCAGCGGGACCAGTTACCTTCTTCAGAGGGCCGACTTGAGTTTTGCGGATCTCCGCTCTAATCAGGTTAACAATGTCGATTAAATTGAAGTCGCTCATTGCATAGCCTCATCGGAAATAGTGACTTGCTCAAGAAGCTGGGCATCCTGAGATAGCATGTCTTGCAATGTCTGCTGTTCGGCTTCCTTTTGTTGCATGGCCTGTTGATCCATAGCCATTTTGTTGGCACGCTCCTGTTTCTCTACATTCCATCGATCTTCAGCCATCAACTGCTGTGCTAGCTGTAGCTTCTTCTCAAAGTCATCATCGACTTTGCCATCCTTATCCATGTCTGAATACTTAAGAGCAAGCTCTTGTGGCGACAGCTCAGCCTCAAGTCTGTACTTTTCTGCTCTTGCCGCTGACTCCTTTGCTTGCCCCTGAATTGCTTCAATCTGCGCCTGTTGCAATGCCATCTGCATCTGCTGTGCTTGTTGTTGCATCTGCTGTGCTTCAGGGTTGGGCTGGCTGGCTTGGTCAACAACAGCCAACAGCTTTTCTTTAGAGGTCACGTTCATGTGTTCAATGATGGCTTTGACCATCGCACCGTGAACAGGAGACTGTGGCGGGACCACCTGTAAGATTTGAGCTAGTTGTTGAACCTCATATTCACGCGCAATAACGCCCAATGAGCTAACAACAGAGAAGTGATAGTCCTTTGATGGATACTTCTCTGGATCAAACTGCATATACCGCCATGCAGTCTTCTTAATCAGGGGCTTAAAGAAGGATTCCTGAAAGTTAACCAGAGTGCGGCGCTGACGCTTCATAACAGCGCCCATGCTCATGCTAATACCAGCGGCAGTAGTGTCTGATGACGGCCCTTTCGCCATTTCAGCGGCGTCCTGAGAGCCTGTAGCCTGCTGAACCATCAACTGTAGGTTCTGGGCTTGGTTGAAGCTGATCTGATCTACCTGACCAAACTTAAACGGCATGATTGACTCTTGCGGAGCGCCGTTAGTCAGGATCATCTTGCCGGGACGAACCTCAAACTTGTCCCCTCGCGGGATTCGGGTCGCATCGACCGCCATCATGGGGTGAGTGGTCAGGGCAAGAGCATCAATCCTTGCTCTCATTTCAGCATCCAGAGCCTTCTGGCTCATATAGCCCTTCTCACAGACCCCACGCCCCCAGAATCTAGATGGGACTACGTCCCACGGGAAGGCCGCTATGGGACGATCCTTGCACATATAGGGGTTAGCCTGTGCCTTAAGGATTTGACCGTTACCAATTACCACAACAGCCTCTGTCCACTTTCCCGTATCTTCAAAATTCGAGTCGTTTGCCTCTTCCTTCAGCAAATCAGTAGGTACTAAGCCGTAATACCGCTTAACCCTTACCTTTCTTACTGGCTGAACAGTGATTTCTTGGTCAGCATCAATGGATGGGTCGCTGGCATCAGTGCCAATGTATGTATCCCTGTACACACCAGACTCTTGTAGCTGTTCAATGGTGTGTATGCTTACAAATTCCTCAATACAGACGCCCATAGCACTGCTTACACAGGTGGCATTGGGGTCAATCAAGAAGTTTTTAGGCTGAACAGGGTTTAGCTTAACAATGGGGCGGTTCTTTGTTTCTGTTCCATACTCAACAAGGTTAGCCTCTTGCGGCATACCCTCTAATGGCATGGTGGAAGGGATGTATTCCTTGGAATCTTCAATAACCAGCTCAGCAATACCAGTGCCATAGACAGCGGCGTTGATTAACACCTCACCAATAGCCGCTCTGTAGTTAGCACGGTCTAAATCTTTGTGGAGCTGATCGCGTACAGCAATGCTTTCGGCTTGGGTTGGCTGGTTTTGTGGCCCCATAGGGTTTGGTGGCCCTTGTGGTGGCATTTGTGGACCACCGCCCATCCCCTGCATGGCCTGTGGGGTCTGCATTTGGAGTGATTGGCCTTGAGGGGCTGGGGGTGGAGTCTTTTGACCGTCTTCGATGTCAAACATGAAGGCTTGA